CTTATTTAAAAGACCACATGAGTAGACTCCGACTCCGTCTGGAGGAAGGATATGTCAATGGCAATGGTTTCACCATGAAAGCGGTACCTTCTCCTCGTCCTACTGGTGTATCTTTAGACCAGGAAATACGAAAGCAGATGGGGTCAATCCTAAAGAAGAATAAAGACTATGTCTCTTTCTTCCTTAGGTCAACCTCTGCTCGCGCCCTATTAAGTGGGATTTATTCCACCCAACAGGCGTGGGTTAAAAATATGAATGAGATTCATTTAGGAATTTGTCTAAAAAGTGATTATCTCCTTATCAAGAATTATTTCTTAATAGGGAAGATCACTTCATGTAAAAATGACCTCTTTTGGCGTAAGGTGGATCCTTCCGGAACCCCCTTATACCTTAAGAGGTTGTTAGACATCTCACCTTCTTTAAGGGTGAGAGACAAAATCCTAATTCTATCATTCATACGATCATACCGACTATTTCCGAGTTACATTAAGCTTGACTTATCCACGATTGAACTACCCCCAAAAGGGGATTCAAAAGTAGATAAGTGGGCCCAATGTATTTGGGATAATTGGAAGGTCGTAGGAAAAGGCTTTAGGTTCAAAAGAATCCATGACCTTGACAGAATAGATCATACTAACATGTTCTCACCTGGTATACTAGGTATATCAGGTTGGTTCCCTTCCGGTTCTACCGGAAAGGGGGTTGCACGTATTCTACTAGAGCTAGCTCTAGTAAATAAGGACCAAAAGTCCTTACACTTACTAGATAGATTCGTGACGGAGTTCCGTAAACTCTTCCCTTTAGAGGAGAGTTTCGGTGTTACCCACCCTTCTCAGCTTATAAACTGAATAGGGTTGAGTAAATTGCGTGTAGTGTTGAAACTACCCGCCTTCTCTAAGACACTCAAGAAGTACGGCCATTCGATTCGTCGTTTGGCATACTTCTCAGATGGCTTAGGGAAGATCCGTTACATCGCTATCTCAGACTGAATTACGCAGGCAACGCTTAAACCTCTTCATAGGGCTATAATACTGATACTTAAACGATTAAGTACAGATTATACCTATGATCAGGATAAGTCCATTGAGACCATGAAGGCATGAAGCATTCAGGGCAAGGTCATGTATTCTTTTGATCTTACTGCTGCCACAGATCGCTTACCTTTGCTTCTTCAAGCATTGGTACTCAATCTGATAGGCTTGAGAGTACAGGGTAGAGCTGCCTGGATTTCGATCATGGTCGAGTTAGGTTTCCGTTTACCTGGCGGTAGAGTAGTTTACTACTCCACTGGTCAGGGAATGGGGACCTACTCGTCATGAGCGTCCATAGCAATTCTACACCATATTCTTGTGCG